CGTTGCATGATGGCGTGGGTGATGGTAGAGCAAGGTTATGAAGATGACGACCTTGAGAAGGAAGTGTACAAGCCGTGAAACAGATACTTGACGCCTGCTGCGGTTCTCGGATGTTCTGGTTCGACAAGGAGCATCCGGCGGCCGTGTTCATGGATAACCGCAGCTTCGCCAAACCCCTGTGCGATGGACGCAGATTCGAGGTTAAACCTGATCTGATTGCAGACTTCCGAGAGATACCATTCCCAGATGAGAGTTTCCGACTTGTTGTATTCGACCCGCCGCATCTGTGCAGTGCAGGAAAGACCTCATGGCTCGGCATCAAGTACGGAGTGCTTGAAAGTACATGGCAAGATGACCTGCGTCGAGGATTCGAGGAGTGTATGCGCGTCCTAAAAGATTACGGCGTATTGATCTTCAAATGGTCGGAAGATCAGATTTCTACCGCGGATGTTCTGAAAATTATCCCTGAGCAGCCGTTGTTCGGGAACCGGAGGGGTAAGACAATCTGGCTAGTGTTTATGAAATTTCCGGAGGAATAACAACTACAATCGCAAAAATGCGGTTGAAAGCATCGAATATCAGCCAAAAACGACAAATATGACACTTTTCTACGAGAAAAACAGGATGAAGGAGTGGAGATTATGGATAAGAAATACGCCTACATTTACAATTTGGAAGATGAAAAATGGCATACAAGTTATTACTTTTTGTCGGACGCGTTATATGTTGCGAGAGCAAATAATCCAGATGCTCAAACAGTCTATATCGCAGAGACAGAGGATTACGTGCCGCCTATTTGGGTTGATTGCGTGGTTGATAACTTGCGCAAGGCTGCCGATGATGTGCTGGTGAAGAGTTCCGAGGATTTTCTTTGTGATTTGATAGATCAGGAAATTGAAGATCTGGGAGACGCTCTAGCAGAAGCACTCGAAAAGTGGGGGCGCGAAACTGGAAATCAATACTGGATTGAAATACCGATAAAAGGTACAGAACGCCTGTATGATCTACAAACAGGAAAGCCCGTAGAGGAGGAACGCAAATGAACCATTTCGTAGGCATTGGCCGCCTGACGCGCGAACCGGGGGGGCGATACGCGCAGAGCGGCAAGGCGTGCGCAAAATTCACACTTGCAATTGACAGGCGTAAGAGCGGGGACGGGAATCCGCAGGCGGATTTTATCTCGTGCGTGGCGTGGGAAAAGACGGCTGAGGTAATCAGTCAGTACTGCACGAAGGGGCAGAAGATCGCAGTGGAGGGGCGCATCCAGACGCGCAGCTACGATGCCAACGACGGCATGAAACGCTATGTGACGGAGATCGTTGTCCAGAGCATGGAGTTCTGCGATAGCAAGGGCGGGCAACAGTTAAGCGATGCTAAAGAGTTCGCGGGGGCGCCTGTGCCCGATGAGGACATTCCGTTTTGAGGAGGGCTAAGCTTGCTTGAGAATGATGCAGCCTTGCAGATGGCAGATGAGATACGGCAGGATCGAAAACAGGCAGAATCGATGCTGCTGAACTATGCGGAGGAGCTGAAAACATATCGCCTGCAGCGTGAGGAATATGTGATAGGGAGCACCGTACAGGGCGGAGGCGGGAATCTACCGGGGCATCCGACGGAGGCAGAGGCTCTGCGCGGCGTGAAGTTTGACGAGACCTACCCTGCCTACACATGGTTGCGGGCGGTGGAGTTTGTTGAGCGCGGTCTATCGGAGCGTAAGCGGATATTCCTCGATGCGCGTCGTAAGGCATCGCGCGACAAGGCAGGGAGAGGACGCAGGGCATGGCTTGTACGCACACAGATGATGTACTGCGAGACGATGCGTGCGCGGTTTCTCAATACGGAGTTCTTTGTGTCGGAGAGGACATTAAGGGCTATGTGGGATTATATTGTTGCTCGGACCGTAGAGGCATATCTAAAACTCGAACAGAAAAAAATTAAATAGACATGTCTCATAAACGCCTTTTTCGGTGGTAATATGATAGCGTGGGTAGTTTGGAAATGCACCCAAGCTGCTACTACGTATTACCTCCTATCCGTGGTGAGCCGTCTCGTATGAGGCGGCTTTTCTCGTGGGAAGGAGGGCTGTCTAGGAGGTGTATGGATGAGTGATGCTGAGCTATTATGTGGTGATTGCTTTGAGCTTATGCAGGGGATTCCGAGCGAGAGCGTTGATATGATTCTCACCGATCCGCCGTATGGAGTTACACGGTGCAAATGGGACAAGGCGCAGCAGTTTGAGCCAATGTGGGAGGAGTATCGGCGCATCATCAAACCGAACGGTTGTATTGCCATCTTTGCGGGTGAGCCGTTTTCTTCGGCATTGGTGCAGTCGAATCTCAAGATGTACCGTTATGAGCTCATCTGGAAGAAGAACATTCATTCGGATTTCTTAAATGCGAAACGAAAGCCCTTGAAGATTCACGACAAGATACAGTTTTTCTACAAGAAGCAGCCGACATACAACCCGCAGATGATGAGCGGCAATGCGTACAACAATCGAGGAATTAAACGCGAAAGTGAATGTTACGGGGAAATGCATTCATACGAAGCGAAAAGCGGAATTACGGAACGCTATCCGACGACTGTCCTCGAATTCAAGAGAGAGGGCGGCTTGCATCCGACACAAAAACCAATACCCTTGCTTGCGTGGTTGATTCGCACCTACACCGACGCGGGCGATGTCGTTCTGGATTCCTTTATGGGCAGCGGCTCAACAGGTGTTGCCTGTGTGCAGGAGGAACGGCGGTTTATCGGGATTGAGCGCGAGGATAAGTATTTCGAGACGGCAAAGAGGCGCATAGAGGAAGCACGGAAGGGCTTGTTTGCGTAAGAACGTGTAAAAGGAGGTGACGACGTGAAGCTGACGCCGAAGCAGATGCGCTTTGTGGATGAATGGTTGATTGATTTTAATGGCAAACAGGCAGCAATTCGGGCAGGATACAGTGCAAAAACGGCTGAAGCTACGGCTGCGAGGTTGTTAAGGAATGTTAAGGTTCAAGCCGAAATCTCACGTCGTCAGAAAGACCTCCAACGGCGTACAGAGATATCACAGGATCGCGTTGTCAAAGAGCTTGCACGGATTGCCTTTGCGGATGCAACGGATTATGCGTGCGTCGAAACGTTGACATACGAGAATGAGGACGGAACAGTATCTCCAGTACAGATAGTCTCCCCAAAAGACACGGACACGCTCTCCGATGATCAGCGTGCAGCGATTGCGGGAATCAAGCATGGCGCGAACGGCATCGAGGTTAAGTTGCACGACAAGATCAAGGCGCTTGAGCTTTTAGGGAGGCATATCGGTATGTTTAACGATAAGCTTTCGCTCAGCGGTACAGACGGCGGCCCCTTGACGTTCCGATGGGAGGGCAAGGATGGCTGAGATTGTAATCCCGTACACGCCGCGCCCGATATGGAAGGATACGATTCATCCCGCGCTCACAAACAATCGCTTTGCTGTGCTTGTATGTCACAGGCGATTCGGTAAGACGGTCGGTACGGTCAATGAGATGATACGTAAGGCGATACTCAATGACAAAAAGGCACCTGTCTATGCCTATGTTGCACCATATCGCAATCAGGCAAAGCGTGTGGCGTGGGAGTATCTCAAATACTACACAAATCCGATTCCAGGGCGCGCGGTGAACGAATCAGAACTGTATATCGAACTGCCGACGCGGCATGCAAGATCACCGGGAGCAAGGCTCTATATCATCGGTGCAGATCATCCCGACGCATTGCGCGGCATCTACCTCGACGGGGTAATCCTCGACGAGTACGCGGATATCAAGCCGGAGCTCTGGGGCGGTGTTATCCGTCCTGCGCTTGCTGATCGGCAGGGCTGGGCGGTATTTATTGGCACGCCGAAGGGGCAGAATCAATTTTATGAGATGTACCAGCACGCGGAGAAATCCGATGGTTGGTACTCTTGCATTTATAGGGCTGATGAAACGGGCGTGCTTCCTGCCGAAGAGCTCAAAGATATGCAGGCGCAGATGACAGAGATGGAGATTCGGCAGGAGCTTTTATGTGACTTCACGGCGTCTGCATCTGATGTGGTTATCCCGATTGACCTTGTTACGGCCGCCGCAAACAGGCTGCTCAAGGATGATGATGTACTCGGACAGCCTGTGATTCTCGGCGTGGATGTGGCGCGGTTCGGCGATGATCGCACTGTTCTCTGTGTGCGTCAAGGGCTGTGGCTCAAAGATATTCGCACCTTCCAAGGGCTCTCCACGATGGAGACTGCAAGCCGCGTGATTGACTGCATCAATCAGCATCATCCGCATGCGACCTTTATCGATGCGGGGGCGATGGGTGCAGGTGTGATTGATCGTTTGCGGCAACTGCGCTATCAGGTGTCGGAGGTCAATTTCGGCGAGATGGCAATGGATGCACAGCGCTATGCCAATATCCGCGCGGAGATGTATTTCAAATGCCGCGCATGGCTTGAGGCGGGCGGTGCAATCCCGCAGAATGCAGAGCTCAAGACAGAGCTCTCAACAGTAGAGTATAAATTCAATCCGACTGGGCGCATCATTCTAGAGCCAAAGGACAAGCTCAAGGAGCGGACAGGGAAAAGCCCTGATCTTGCCGATGGGTTTGTTCTGACGTTCGCCCGGCCGGTTTATATAAATCCATCTGTGGGGGGCATTGATGATGATGTTTCGCCGGCAGAATACGATCCGTTCGCGGACATGTAACGAAAGGAGGAATGTATATGCAGTTTGACCTGCAGCGATTTGGCGGCGGCGGAGGTGGCGGCGGGGGTACTCCTGTCAAGCAGAGTGCACCGGGGTCCACTGCCGCGGCAACAATCGAAAGCGCAACAGCGGGGGAGCGTCAGTCAATCCATGACAAGCTCGTCAAGGCAAAAGGGCGTGCGTCAACGGACAAGACGGGCGGCATGTTTGGCGACATGATGGGGAGCATCAAAAAGGCTCTGTTGGGTGAGTGATCTCTATGGCACAGATGCCAAAAGCAATACAAGAGATGCTGCGCGACAGCGATGCAATCCGCCGCAAGAAAACCCTTGTGATGCAGATGATGACGGAACGTACGCAGTTTGAAGGGACATGGAAACAGCTCAGCAAGTACATTAACCCGACACGCGGACGATTTGACGAGGACAAGACGCAGGACGGCAGGCGCCGCGATTACTGCCTGCTTGACCCATATCCAATGGAGGCAAGCGGGAAGTGCGCAGCAGGGCTGCACTCTGGGCTTACGTCTCCGTCGCGCCCATGGTTTGCGCTCGGACTCCAAGACAAGGAGCTTGCAGAGTATCACACGGTCAAGCTGTGGCTTGAGGAGTGCCAAGATGTCCTGATGGGCATTTATGCCAAGAGCAACATTTACAATATGCTGCTCAACATCGAGGCAGAGCTCACGCAGTTCGGCACGGCTGCTGCGCTTCTCCTTGAGGATTTTCATACGGGCGTGTGGGCGCGTCCGTATACCTGCGGTGAGTATGCGGGCAATGTGGATGCACGCGGGCGCGTGGTGCAGTTTGCGCGTAAATTCAAGCTCAACGCGTGGCAGATGGTGGATGAATTTGGCGAGGATGTTGTGAGCGATGCGGTGCGCAATGCGTATCGAGCGAAGAATCTCAAAGATTATTTCCCTGTGACAATGCTCATCGAGAAGAACGCCGACTATAACCCCGACTCCAATGCGCTTCTGAATTTTAAGTATAAATCCTATTACTTCGAGGATTCGCAGACTGACGTGTTTTTGAAGGTCAGCGGCTATCACGAAGTCCCGTTTCTGATGCCTCGTTGGACGGTGATTGCCAATGGGATTTACGGTGTAGGCCCTGGGCACAACGCACTCGGGAACTGTATGCAGCTGCAGAAGATCGAAAAGATCAATATGCGTCTTTTGGAGCACCGCTCTGACCCCGCTTTGATTGTTCCGTCCTCAGTTGGCAAGGTCAACCGTATGCCTGGCAAGGAAACACTTGTGCCGGATAGCATGATCAACGGGATTCGCCCGCTCTATGAGGCAACAGGTGATCGCGGAGAGGTCATGCAGACAATCCAGTACAAGCAGCAGCAGATCGGTGCGGCATTTTACAACGATCTCTTTGTGATGCTTGCACAGCAGGACAATCCACAGATGACCGCCCGTGAAGTTGCGGAACGGCACGAGGAGAAACTTTTGATGCTCTCTCCTGTATTGGAGCAGATGCACAATGAGGTTCTTGCACCGCTCACACGGCGGGCATTTGAGATTTGTTACCGCAACGGTCTTTTGCCGCCGTTGCCGGAAGAACTCAAAGGACAGGAGGAGAGCATCAAGGCAGAATTTATTTCGCTCCTTGCGCAGGCGCAGAAAGCTGTCGGAACTAACGCGATGGAGAAAACCCTTGCGATTGCAGGGAATCTTATGGGTGCGTCGCCTGAGATCATGGATAACCTTGATCTTGATGCGGCAATCCGCGAGCATGCGCAGATGTCCGGCACGCCTGAAACGATCATGCGTGATGAGCAGGATGTGCAGAAGATGCGACAGCAGCGTGCGCAGCAGATGCAGCAGGAACAGCAGATGCAGCAGGCGGCCGCAATGGCAAAGCCGCTGAGAGACAGCGTAGAAGCGGCAAGGCTTCTCTCCGAAACGCCAGTCAATGAAAACACGATTGGCAGCATTCTGGGGGGAGGTTGATGTATGGATTTAGATACCCTCGAAAACATTATGCGACGTCCGGAAGGGCGTCGTTTTGTTTTGGAAGTGCTTGACCTCTGCAGTGTAGATCAACACTACACAACAGGGAACGGGCGTGAGGACATATTCGCCAACGGGCGGCGCTCTGTTGGCGAAGAAATTCTGCGCTGCATCCGCCGCATTAAATCCGGCAATGAATCAACGGATGGCCTTGCGTTGGAATATGCCATGCGCCGTGAGCATCAAAGAAGAATGGAGGAATTAGAAGATGGACGAAACGATGACGACGACTGAACCGCAGGGAGGGGAGACGCCGCCGGCATCTCCCCCGGAGGCACCGCCGAGCAATCCGCCCGATGGGCAGCAGGAAACACCCCCTGAAAATCCGTTTGGCTTTCAGCAGGAGGCACCTGTTGTTCCTGATGTCTACGAGTTCAACCTTCCGGAGGGTTTGACGATCTCGGACGAACAGAAAGAAGCGTTTTCGGCCGTTGCAAAGGAAGCGAGGATGACGCAGGAGCAGGCAAACAGCTTGCTCAAGATGCATGCGGACATTGTGATGGAGCAGCAGCGGCAGGCGGAAGAGATCAAGAACCAATGGATGAACGAGTGCGCTAAGCAGGGGCTCAATACCCCTGAGAATCTTGCGGCGGCAAAGATCGCTGTGGATACGTTCGGCGGCGGCGATGCCATGAACGCGCTCATTGAATCCGGTGCCGCATATCATCCGGCCGTGCAGGCGTTCCTGCAGCGCATTGGTCATCTCCTGAAGGAGGACAATGCGCCGGACGGAAAAGCCGCCGCACAGACGACGGCAGCAGATTTGCTTTTTGCGAACAGCAAGTATTAAGAATTGGAGGAATAAAACATGAGTGATTGCGTAACTTTGCAGGATTGGGCAGCGCGTTTCGGTGCGCAGGGACAGCTCGCGCAGCAGAAGATTATCGAGCTGCAGAGCAAGACGAACCGTATTCTTGACGTGATGCCGTTTAAGCAGTGCAACGAAAAGACGATGGAGACGGCGCTTGTCCGTGCGGAACTGCCGGATGTGGCATGGCGTATCATCAACAAGGGGACGAAGCCCGGCAAGTCCAAGAGCAAGACGGAGTCCTTTACCTGCGGCGGCATGGAGGCGCTTGCGGAGATCGATGAGAAGCTGATGCAGATCAACGGCAATGACAATGCATGGCGTCTTTCGGAGAATGTTGCCTATCAGGAGGCAATGAACCAGAAGATGGCGACGACCTTCTTCTATGGCGATGAGAAGGTCAACCCTGCGGGCTTTACGGGGCTTTCTTCCTACTATTACAGCAAGACGGCGCAGGATAAAATCTGGGCAGATCAGATCATCGATGCAGGCGGTACGGGCAATGTACTGACCTCTCTCTGGCTTGTCGGCTACGGGCAGGATACCGTCTATGGCATTTTCCCCGAAGGAACGAGTGCAGGCTTTAAGTACCGCGACAATGGCCGCGTCCAGATGGTCGACAAGGATGGCGGGAAGTATTGGGGCTACCAGTCGCAGTATAACTGGGACATGGGCCTTTGTGTGCGTGACCCGCGCTATGTTGTTCGCGTTGCCAACATCGACACGACGCAGTTTACGGGTGCTGCGGCAGATGCGTTTGTCGACAACCTTATCCGCGCATACAACCAGATCGAGAATCCTGACAAGTGCACGATGGCATTCTTTGGCAATCGTGCGGTGCAGACGTATCTTGACATCCTCGCCTCGAAAAAGACAAATGTGCGTCTCTCAATTGACGAGTTCGGCGGGAAGAAGATTACGCACTTCTGGGGCGTCCCGATTCTGCGCTGCGATGCGATTCTCGGTACTGAGAGCAAGATTGCCTAAAGGAAGGAGTATAGGTTATGGCTTATATTGACAACGAACTGATTTTTTGCAATGACGTCGCAACGGCGGCGTCTGTTACGAGCGAGGTGCTCGACATTGGTCTTGGCGGCGCGTTCGTGCATCCGCTCTTTATCGATGTCAAGCTGACTGCGCCTGTCACGTCTGGCAAGGTGGAGACGATTACGGTGCAGTCATCCGCAACGGCTGCATTCACAGCTCCCGTGACGGAGATGAGCGTTACGGTTGGTGCTTCAGTCAATCAGACCAAGAAGGCTGCAACGCTTGCACAGTTCTATGCGCCGATTCGTGCGGGCAATCGTTATGTTCGCCTTGTGATTGCTGGCAATGCACCGACGGGCGGTAAACTTACGGCGTACATGAGTTCCGGAACGGCGGTGAATCTCTGATGAGGTATTGTGTTAATACAACCTGTCAGTTCCGAAACAGACTGTACGAGAAAGGCGAGATGGTCGATCTTCCTGCGGGGGTGGAAGTGCCTCCGTATTTTGATGCGCTGGAAGAGGCTGCGCTTGATGCAGACAATACGCAGCCTGAAACGGGTGAATCCGTTGATGAGCCTGTAACGAATAAGGCCCCTGCTGTGCCTGAGGAGGGGGCAAGCGCTTCCTCCGGGGATGAAGTTCCGCCTGTAACGAATGAGGCGGTCGCGGGAAAGAAAGGGCGTAAGAAATAAGGAGTGGGGCTGATGTGTGCAGGTGTTTTTGTCATGCGTCAGCCCCTTTTCTCTTTAAGGAGGTGGAATAATGGATAAGATTGATGTCTGCAATATGGCTCTTTCGCATATTGGGATTGACAACATTGAGGCACTCACAGAGCCGAGCGAACCTGCGCGTGCGTGCAGTCAGTTCTATGACCACTGCCGCCGCGTTGTACTGCGGAAATATCCGTGGACGTGGGCAACAAGGCGCGTGCAGCTTGCAGAGCTTACGGATAAGCCGCAGGACTTTTCCTGTGCCTATCGTTATCCTGCGTCTTGTCTTGCGCTGCGAAAACTCTATAACGAGCATTTTGACAATATCCCTGCGTATACGGGGTATCAGATTGTCAGCGACAAAGAAGGTCGTGCTATCTACACCAATGTGGCGAATGTATCGGCAGAGTATACGGCGGACATCGATGATACAGGACTCTTTGATGATCAGTTTGTCGAAGCCCTCAGCTGGAAACTTGCTGGAGCTATTGCATTTAAACTCACAGGAAATGCACAGCTTCCGGGATATTGCGAAGAACAATATACGGCGCTCTTTCTGGATGCTGTGGCGAACAATGAGGACGAGCAGAATGCGGAGGAGAAAGAACCGTATACGCTCATTGCGGCGCGTTTCGGGGGTGACTTCTGATGGCGGGCGGGCAAATGTATCCACTCAAGCCTAGTTTTGCAGGAGGGGAACTGACCCCTGCGCTCTATGGACGCACAGATCTGCAGAAATATGATGTGGGCGCATCAAGGCTTGAGAATATGATTGTCTTGCGCTATGGAGGGGCAACACGCCGCCCCGGCTTTCGTTACGTGGCAAAGACACAAGGCGGGCGCAAGGCGCGACTGATTCCGTTTCAGTATTCGACGGAACAGAGTTATGTGCTTGAGTTCACCGCTGGATGTATTCGAGTGTTTACACAAGGTGGGATTGTTGTTAAAGATGATGCTCCTCTTGTGATCCCCACATCGTACACAGAGGCTGATCTATCGGATATCAAGTATACGCAATCTGCAGATGTGCTCTTTCTCGTACACGTCAATCATCCGCCGATGACACTCACACGCTATGGGGTCACGGACTGGAAGTTCGAGCGGATGGATATTGCGGGCGGACCGTTTGAGGATCCCAATACAAAAGATGGCTTAAAGATCGGAGCATCAGGTGTGCAGGGTGAAATCATGTTGAAGGCAAGCGTTGACTATTTCACAGAGGATATGGTCGGCAGTCTGATTCGTCTTGGGCATACGATGGGTGGACAGCTTAAGTCAGGTATTCCAACCACGTCGCTTGTTGTACGCTGCGTTCCCGGCGGAACAGTCTATGTGGAATCGTTCGGCTTCTGGAACGGCAGTTTTATTGTGGAGAAGCATGACAAGTCGACGGATAAGTGGATTGTGCTCCAAGAACAGCACGCGAACCGGACGCAGAACTATACACTCAACTATACAAACAAAAGCGATGACATTGTCGAATATCGTGTGCGTAGCAATGAATTTGACACCTCTGTATGGGCAAACGAAAACGAGCGGCAGCGTGGCTATGTGACCATCCAGACATTTGCGCAGGACTATTATGGCGTTGCGCGAATTACGGCAGTCAACTCCGCAACAAGCGCTGCGGCAACTGTAACGAGAGAGTTTGCAGACACGGAGGCGACGAATGATTTCTCTCTCTCGGCGTGGAGTGCGAAAAAAGGCTATCCGCAAGCGGTGAGCTTCTTTGAAGACCGCCTTGTCTTTGCGGGGAGCAGAGCAAAGCCGCAGACCTATTGGGCATCGCAGTCGGGGGACTATTACAATTTCTGGGTCAATACCCCGCAGCAGGACAGTGACGCAATCACAGGCACGCTTTCGGGCGGTCAGATGAATGGTATTCGCGCGATTATCCCGTTCGGCGAAATGCTCATGCTCACCTCCGGCGGAGAGTACAAAGTCGGCGGTGGGAATGAGGTGTTCACACCGACGAATCAAAAGGCAGAGCCGCAGGAGTATCGCGGCATCAACAATCTGACACCTGTCGTTATTGGCGGTCGCATTGTCTATGTGCAGCATCAAGGCAGTGTCATTCGCGATCTCACATATAGCTATGACGTGGACAAATACACAGGAGATGACGTATCTCTCCTTGCTGCGCATCTCTTTGAGGGGCAGACAATTGTCGCGCTTGCCTATCAGCAGACACCGAATACGATTGTTTGGTGCGTGCGTGAAGATGGGATGCTTCTCGGTATGACCTATATCAAGGAGCAAGATGTCTACGCATGGCACAAGCACACAACGTCAGGGAAGTTCGCGGACGTGTGCACAATCTCCGGCAATCGTGAGGAAGAACTTTGGGCGGTCGTTGAGAGGGATGGCGCACATTACGTCGAGCAGATGGGCTCACAGATACGCAACACGGCGCCGCATGAGCAGTTTTATGTAGACAGTGGATATGTTTATCAGGGAGAGGCAAAAGACAATCTCACAGGGCTTGTGTGGCTCTCTGGCAAGGATGTTGCTGTTCTTGCCGATGGGAATGTCTTACAGGAGCTGCGAGTAGATAGTGACGGCGTTCTTAAGTTGCCGAAAAAATTTAGCAAGATCGTTGTGGGGTTGTCGTATGAGAGTGTAGTCCAAACGATGCCGATTGAGTTCAGTGCGCAGGACGGCTCTTACATGGGGCGCAAGAAACGTGTCTCACGCATGACAATCCTTTTCCGTGATACGCGCGGCGGGCTTTATGGCGTTGGCGAAAATCGGCTTGACGCGATCAAGTGGCGCTCTACGGAAAAATATGACAATCCGATTGAGCTTTACAGCGGTAAGCGTCGTGTCGTCATTCCGGGTGCAAGCTATGAAGACACGGTGTATCTGACGATCAAGCAGACTGACCCGCTGCCGCTGACGATTCTATCCATTGTTCCGGAGGTGGAAGCAGGTGGCTGAGTTTACATACCGCACCCCAACCGATGATGATCTCTCCTATCTTGCCGCACACCTGCGCCCCGAAGATCGCCGCGAGCTCGTCGGCATGACGGGGCCGAACGTCGAAGCGGAGGTGATGCGTTGTTGGCGTAACAGCAAAGCGGCATACGCCTGCTACTGCGACGGGGTTATTATTTCGGCGTTCGGGGTGATCGAGACGAACCCTATTCTCCGGCATGGCATTATCTGGATGCTTGCGACGGCGGAGACGGCAAAGCATAAAATCTATACAGGCAAGAAAACGCGCGAAGGAATCCGCGCGTTTTTGTATGGCTGGGAGTATCTCTATAACTATGTCGATAAAGGAAACCATGACACAATCGCATGGCTGAAATGGTTGGGCGCTGTTGTTCATAAGGCGGAGCCGATGGGGCTCTACGGCCTGCCGTATCATTTGTTTGAGTTTTTCAAAAAGGAGTGAGTTATATGGGGGTAGCGGCGACAATTGTCGGCACTCTCTTTTCCTCGTGGATGCAGGGGAGGGCGCAGCAGGCGCAGGCAGAAGCGGCCGCTCGACAGTCCGAACAGAACGCGCAGATCGCGCAGATGAACGCCGATAAGGCACAGGAGACCGCAGAGCGACAAGATGAAAACAACAAGATCAATGTCGAGAATGAACGGCGTAGGGCGCTCCTGCGGATGGGACAGCAACGGGCGGCAATCGGAGCGAGCGGGGTCACTGCCTCGGGCAGTGCTGCGGCGGCTCTTGCGGATACAGGATATGCGATCAACGAGCAGACAGGCATGGGCCTCTACAATGGTCGTCAGCAGGTCGATAATATGCTGCAGCAGTCGACAGACTTTCAGAATCAGTCCAATTTCCACAGTACAAACGCACGCAATTATCGGGCCGCCGGCAAGCGTGCAATGATGAACAGTATGCTCACAGGCGCGTTCACTCTCGCGAGTAATCTCTATACAGGCGTGAGTTCCGCCGCACAGGAGACCGAAGAGGTGGCAGGCACACAGGTCGGTTCGTTCGGCGGAAAGGATTGGAGCACGGGATTCCACGGATGGGGCGGCAAGGACACGAGTTTCGGGCGTCACATCGGAAGTTATACTGCGCGTGGTTATGGGATGCCGCGTCAGAGCACATTTTTTCAAATGAGATAAGAGGAGGTTTGCTTCATGGATTTTTCACCGTTCCAAAACAAAGAGGGTGTCGGCGCACCTGCCGCACAGATCGCGCGTGTGCAGTACAGTAACCAGGGGGAACAGGCACTTGTACAGGCGCAAGGTGAGACCGCCAACGTGCTTACTAAGGGCTTTACGGCGATGAAAGATCAGGTGGAGCAGACACAGGCGCTCGCTGCGAACAATATGTATAACAAGCTCATGAGTGAGGGCACATCTGAACTCATGCAGAAAAAAGAAGAAGGTGCCCTCAATCTCACGGATGACTACGACAAGCTCCAGAAAAAGACGATGGACACGGTATTTGCCAAGTACAGGGGCGTCCTTCGTTATGGCACGGGTGCGCGAGCATTCAACGAGTTCACCGAGCGTGACAATGTAACACGGCGCACGAATGTCATGCGGTATCAGCAAGAGCAGCTTGAGGCGTATAAGAACACGCAGTACAAGAATGCTGTGGATGTTTGCCTTGACAACGTGCTTGAATACGGTGGAAATGATGCAGCTGTTGATATGGCAATCAATCGGGGTGAGGCCCTTGCACGCGGGATGTACAGCGCTTACGGGGAAGAACGGGTTAAGCATGAGGTGGATGTGATCGCGCGGCAGGCTGTCGGGCAGGCAATGTCCCTTGCCATGCAGACAGCGGACTTTAAGCGCATGGATGAAATCAGCAATAAGTACGGGAAATACATGGACCCGAATCAGCGGACAGCCGCGCTCGGTGCGGTACGCAAACACGCACAGCAGGAGATGGAGTTCAACGAGGCGCAGACAGCGATTAAGGAACTCGGGCTTGAGGCGACGCGGGAGCAGTATCGGGAGTGGTATATCAAGAATCATCATGGGAATGCGCCGAGTTTGGATGCTTTTGATGCCTTTTATAAAAATACAGAAGGTGCTGAATATCAGCTCGGTGCACCCCTCAATGGAGCGAATGGGAAATACGATTGTGGCTCGTGGGTTCTGCAAGCTGCTGCGCTCTATGGACTGAATCTTTCCAGTCGTTGTGCGGACGACCAATATGTTGAATTAAAGGGAATGGGCAGAGCGTTCAGCGACCCGAGTCAATTACGTTCTGGTGACCTAGTGTTCTGGACGGGGACGGGCGGCGAGGAAGGGCAATACGGCATTGCTCATGTCGGTATCTACAATGCGAAGACAGGAAAGGTAAGGCAGGCGGGCAATCACGGCGTTGCCGAGATTGATCTGAACACATATAAGGTCGTCGGCTTCGGGCGCGGCGTAATGGAGACACCGCCAACGGAGATGGAGATCGAGGAGGGCGTTAATAAGATTTTTGCGGCAAAGGAGCAACAGCTTGCGGTGCGTGATCGTGAGGATGACAGACTCTATAATCAAGTGCTGAATGCAATGATGGATCTTCAAAGTGATGGGGCTTTTCATACGGTGGGTGAGTATCAGGCGATTGCTACGTCAATTGCGGGAGACAATCCGCGTGTTATTTCAAAGGCAATGGATCATGCTCTTAAAATGGGGCGTTCCGATCAGGCCTATGCAGATCAGCAGCAGGAGAAAGAAGAGCGTCGGCAGCTCAGAGCGATGCAGGCGCAGACGCTGGGCGAGTTTAGCTTCTACTTGTATAAGGAGGACTTTGCAAGAAAGCTCCAAAACGGCACGATGAAAGATAACGATGTTCTTGAATACCTTACCATAAATCCACAGCTTACCGAAAAGCAAAAGAAGGATCTGTTGGATATGTCGAAGGATTACCGAAACGGCGAAGGATTGTTTGCGTATGACCTCAATGCAATCAAGGGGGCGGTTAAGAATCGCTTCCCCGGTATGAATCAGGGGGACTTTGATGCGTCCTATGCGATTGCACATAGTTCTGTTAATCAGCGTATACAGGACTATAAGTTGAAAAACAACGGACAAAGGCCGACACAAGAACAGGTGATTACTTGGGCGACGGAGGATATAACTACCGAAAGCTATTCGCCGGGCGGGTTCGGCGGTGGAAGTATCGACCTCAATAGAGCACAGCTCTATGACCGTGGAATCGAGAGCCTTGTAAAGAAACCGGATGGGACATATTTGGTTACGTTGACGAATGGGCGTGGGGCATTCACTAAGAAGGCAGAGGAAGTTACAAAGGGACTTGCAGACGGCAAAAACGGCTATGACATTGTATTTGACAAATAACGGAGGGGAATATGAAAAAGGAAGAAGTTGCAGAACTACATAAGAGAATACTCAGTGATGCGTTCAATCCCGAGACTGCGTGGTATCCGTATAATCCTGCATACCATAACAGCGACGAGATGAACGATATCACGAACTATGCCCCGACAAGTGCCTACACGACCTATGACACGGGCAGACGTGACGAAGCTGGCAATCCGATCATGAGCAGTGACGTGATGGATTTGATGATGTCTCAGTCCTATGAGCCGCCGAAAGAGTCGGATTGGTCTGTCTCTAATATCGCGGATGCCGTCTATACAAAGCTGCGGGACAATTTCTATGATGGCAGTGTTCAGCCCGTCGATTTTGACAATCCGTATTATACACAGGGAATGACTGCGCCGCCGGAACCGATCACAGGGAAAGACCTCATCAAAGGGGCTATGCCCGAGAGTTTTCAGGCGTCCAAACTCTATGCGGATTACTTCTACGGCGAGGATGAGAAGCGCGAGCAGATCAAGAAAGCGCATGATCTTACTGGGATTCGCGCAGAGACGATTGCTAATGACCCCGATGTGTGGGAAAAAGTCATGAAGATCGTCCAGCGCGCGGAAAAACTCAAGAAGGTGCCCGGTATGCTCGATGCGAACGGCGACCTCAATATGCGGCGTGTCTATGAAGCGATGCCATACCTCAAAGAGATTGTCGAAAAGCGCGGCACGAACGAGGCTGTTATGATGCTCAACAATGCCGAGGGGCTGCAGACGGTCAATGATGCATACAGCAACGAGTTTATGCGCTTCGCGGGAAGTGTCGCAACAGGCGTAGAGCGCGGCTACTACAACATTCGCAAGCAGTTGACTTACGCCAATGCGATGATTGGCAGGCGCAAACTCACCGAAGATGAGCAGAATTGGATCACTGCGCTTGATAAAAAGAAAGACGAACTGCCGGAATATTCCTATGGGGGCGTTGGGCAGACGGTAGGCGCAATGATCGGTGGTGCTGCAGAGAATATCCCAATGATTGCATCTGCACAAGGGATTGGAGCGGTTGCAGGAGGTATCACTCTTGCCGTGACAAAGAACCCAGGTGCGGCGGCAAATGTCGGAAGAGCTGCCGCTATTGCTGTTATGGGGCTTGAGATCGGCGGCAGTCAATACGAAGAGAATCTGAACAAGCTCGATGCGAAGGGACGCACAATGTATACGCCGACACAGGCGGCTGCGATTTCGGCGACACAGGGGCTTGCCGAGGGTGTAATCGAGCAGCTTGCTTTGCAGAAGATTGCACGCACGATTTTTGGGCGGGGTGAGGCAAAGAGCCTGCGCGACCTCTATGCAGGTGCAGGAGCAAAAGATTTGGCACTGGCCGCAGAAGGGGCAACTGCAAACGAAGCGGCGCGTGCACTCATCAAAGAACGGATTCTTGGCGCGGCAAAAGCGGGCGCAATTACGTTTAATACAGAGCTGCAGGAGGAGTTCGCGCAGCAAGTTTCAGACATGGTCATCGAGAATATGGCGCAGATGATGCTTAAGGGCGATGATGCAGAAATTGCATCCGTCAGAGAAATTCTGCAGAAATCCACGGCTGCGGCAATCGAAGCAGCGCCCTCCATCATGGGATTCGGTCTCATCGGCTTCGGCGGTCATGTTGGCGCACATACGAATACAATGCTCGGGGCACGCGCTCACATGGAACAGCTCATGCAGAACCGCCTCTATCGGAGCGTCAACGAAAATCAGCACCTCATGAATACCGTAGAGGCAGTAGGGGATAATCTCAAGAACGTGCAGGAGCTCCAAGGCAAAGCCCCTGATCTTGTGAATGAGATGCTGGACTCTCAGAACCGCCGCTATGGCATGGAGACAACTTCTGTTGACATTGTGTCACTCAATCAGGAGGAGGGCGGCGCGGAGCTTGTGCAGGAGATCGCTGCCGCAAATAATATCAGCGCGGAGGAACTGCAGGTATGCGCAGACGGAACGGGGATGTTGCCCGTTAAGACGTCGACGCTCCAACAGATGACGGCGAATCTCGATGATGGAAAGCGTAAGGCACTCTTTCAGAACATCACAAAGTCCTCTGACCTCTACACGGACAAGCAGACGCAGCAGGAAGCGAAGGTCATCAAGGAGATTCTGGGCGCATTCCGTGAGAAGACGGAAGAGGAGGTCGGCGATTCTGTTGACCGTTATGTTGAGAGCGCGTTTGCAGAACATGAGCATCGTGCGCTTGCTCGGGATATTTTGCTTGCAGACGTCAATCATCCTGCGGCAGAAATTAAGCGTCGTATGAACCGTCTGGATTCCGATCTCGCAGAACTGACAGCCGTACAGAGTGACGGTGGTGCGGAATCGGCGGAGTATCTTGCACAGATACAACCTGAGATCGACAAGATCAATGCACAGAAAGGTGCTCTCGAAGCGGTTGCGGGCACAATAAAAAGCCTCCAACCTGGGGATGTTGTCGCAACGGCAGAGCTGTCCCCCGAGGCGAGAGGCGTGTATCACGAGCTTGCAGGTCAGCTCGGTAATGCCAAGAGCAAGAAAGCCCGAACGGCTGCACGCGCGTCTGCACTCCTTGCGGCGCGTTATGCCGACCGTATGGCGAAAGTATACAGTGAGGTGCAGGGAAAGCCCTATACCGCCGCCGACTATATGCGCGAACATCTGAGCGTGGATGCCCGTGCATATAGGCTGGAAGAAGGTCTTGCACAGGCAGCTCGAGCAGGACTGAACCTTGATGAACAAGTTCAAGTTGTTGACATTGACGCGCTGACCAATGATTTAAAAGGAAAAACAGATCAAGACATTCTCGATTACATATCAAAAGCAAGTCTGTTGCCGGAAGTTCCAACAGCTGATTTTCAAGCATTGGTAGGGCTCCCAAAGGACAGTGATTCCTATGGGCAGCGACATTTGTTGCGCGGAAATGCAAATCGCTCATCGGACAATAGAATTGCGCGAAATATCACGCTTTCAAACTTTGGGGATATTGCAAAAAACGCTGTTGTTGTTGAGGTTGTTCCGAATACCAAAAAAGCCCCGTTGACGGGGCTCAAAGGGAAGAAACGTCAGATTCAAAAGAGAAAAAATCAAATATCGAATTATTATCGCCTCATGGTTCCCGTGCAAATGAATGGCCATATCAAGACGTTGGTTATTGTGGCTGAGGAACATGACGGAGTTGTCTCCACGGGAAGTGTCCCTGTAACTGCATACGAAATCTACTATGCAAAAAAGCCCCCTCTCGCCGCTACACCACGTCCGAAGACAGGCGTTAGTGCGGCCGAGGAGGAGGCTCCTTTGACTATCAGTATACGCGATATGCTCACGGGTGTCAAGGATGCGGACGGAAATGTATATGCGCAGTCTGCATGGCACGGCTCACCGCATGACTTTGATGCGTTTGACCTCGGCGCGATTGGCACAGGCGAGGGCGCACAGGCGCACGGCTGGGGGCTGTACTTCGCGCAGGATAGGAAAACGTCAGAGGGGTATAAGGAGATGTTGTCCGGGAAAGGTGGGATAAGTTACGATGGTGTTCCACAGCAAAATCTTTCGGGAGATCTGAAAGAAGCCATTGCTCTGTTTCGGCGCCTTAGGATGGTGAATAAAGGCGACTCTGATTCAGTGGTTATCGAAAAAGGAATTGCATCTAGAAAACGACTTTTGGAAAATCAGGAAAAACTCAAATGGAGTCGCGATCTATTGTCCTCGTTGCGTGAAAATCCAGATGAAACTATAAGATCGTTGGATAGATATTCCTATGATTACTTCGGGTTATCTAAGTCTCAAAACCCCAGTCCTACTCGAATAATATCTGCGGTAGAAGAAAAAATAGCACAGCTCGAGAAAACGGGCAGAGATGTACAGCGGGAAATTGACCTTCTTGAAGCCATTGACCCGGAAAAAATAAAGATAAACACCGATGCTGGCAAGCTCTTCGAGGTCGAAATCCCCGACGATGATGTTCTCCTCGACGAGCAGAAAAGCCTTGCTGATCAACATCCAGATGTCAAAGAGGCTCTGGAACTAATTATGTCTGCCGATGATGGATACAAAATATTAAGCTTGCTCACCTATGAAGCCTATAACAAGGAATACAAGGAAGTAGTGAGGGAGTACGACCGTTTAAGTCATCTATCCATTCCTTCGGAGATGCTTGGTAGGGAAGGTTTTCGGTTTGCACCTGATTTTTTACATGCAGAGGGGTATACCGAGAAGGAAATTGACGCAATCAACAGTAATCCACAAAAGGCTGATGAGATAAGACAACGCCTTGCGGCGAAGTATGCCCAACGCTTGCGTGAACTTAAACAGCAGCTTGATAAATTTGCATATAACTATTTCGAAGATGAAAATGCTTTGAAAAAAACTACGGGAAAAGACTTTTATCAGGCGCTTTCAAGGATGCTGCTATCTGATAAAGAGGCATCCTTATACCTCAATCGTTGGGGAATTAAAGGCATCACCTATGATGGACAACGTGACGGTCGTTGCTATGTTATCTTCGACGACAAGGCAATATCCATCATCGAGAAGTACAACCAAGAGCAGGCGCACGGAGCGAAGGGGAATATCACAACAACGCACGGCGGTATGCAACGTCTGATTTCTCTCATGCAGGCGGCAGATCAGTCGACCTTCATGCACGAGATGGCGCATAACTTCCTGTTTGATTTGGAACATATCGCAGAAGTTGCACCAGAGAGCCGCTATGCCAAAGACCTTGCCGCAATCCAGAAATGGGCGACGTGGACGAAGGGTGCTGCGGATGAATATGTGGGGACTGCTTCTGCAGCAGAGTTCCGCGACCGTGAGGAGAAAATTCTTGCGGCAGAAAAAGACGGAGACGCAGCAGAGGCAGAACGCCTCAAGCGTGAGTGGATGCAGGAGCGCTTTGCCCGTGGATTCGAGGAGTATTTGCGCAGCGGGGAAGCCCCCGCACAGGGATTGCGTGCCGTGTTCCGTCGTTTCAAATCGTGGCTGACGCGTATTTACAAGAATGTCACGGGTGCGGGTGTGCGCGCATCTACTGAGGTCGAAGCAATCATGGCGCGTATGATTGCAACAGACGAGGAGATCGAAGCGGCGGCGGTCGTCAAACGTGCGCAGCGTCTCCAAAAGATTGATCCTGAACTTCTCAATGCGGATTCTGCCGAGACGATGATTCAGTGGGAGACAGAGGCCAAGGAGCGCGCAAAGGAAACGCTGCTCAAAGAGCTCATTCGTGAGATGCAGGGACGCGATGTTGACGCACACATGGAGGAATACGAAGCACAGCTGAAAGCCGAGATGCGGGAGAATCCCGTTTGGCAGGCGGAGGCGGTGGCGGAGACCTTCGGCGTTGGTCAGGTTATCGCAAGCGGCTATTATCCGACGGTGGAGGCGTATGAAAAGGCACTCAAGGATGCTGGCGGCGGATTCGATGCAGCCTACAATCGTCAGATGCGCGAGGAGCGGGAACGCTACAAGACAGAAATGCCAAACGCAGAGGCGATTGCACAGCGAGCAGAAGAGGCACTTGCATCACAGGAATACAGTGCACGTCAGACGGCACTTGAAGGAGAACTCCTGAACGAGTATATCAAGGCGTATGACAACGCACCGCAGCGGCTCAAGGACGCAATGATCGGTGTCGCCCGTGCGCTCGAACGTGAGGAAGATGCGCCGCTTGAAAAGGCGGTGACGGCTCTCAAATACGCGTTCCGTTGGCAGGAGAAGCAAGCAAAGGAAATTGATGATCTGCGGGCACTCCTCTCTTCCGCAAAAGAATCAGGAGAGGAAGATCGCGCAAAGATGCGTGAGAAGTTCGGGGAGGCGTTTAACCGACTCAAACTCTCTGCGGCGCAGAACCTCGAAGCCGTGCGCAGTCTCCGTGATTCGGCGGCGGGAAGAGTTGCTGCGATGCGTGCATATGCGCAGCAGCACCTTGAGAACACCCCAATCCACGAGGCGACGAATACGCGCCATTGGATGCGGCAGGTACAGAGCGCCGCAAAGGAGGCGGAACGTCATCTCACAAATATGCTCCGCAAGAATAACGGCATTGAGAAGGAGGATACAGGAGACAAAGACCTTGCGGCGGCACGAGCGGCAAAGACCCGACAGCTTGCAATGGAGGCAATGACGCATGAGAGTGTCAAGCTGAAACGTGAGCTTGATCGTCTTGTGAAATATTTTACCCGTCGTGAAAAGAACCTTGCCAATGACAAGACCGCCAAGATTGACGGCAATCACCGCTATTTCATTCACCATTTGATGTATGTGTTCGGTCTGCGCCGCTCCGATGGGATGCCTCTTATGGGAGATGGTGCGCGGAGCTGGCCGGCACTCATGGAGGAACTCAAGAATTCCAATGATGGGCTTGACGGCGTGGAGATTCCCGACTGGCTTTCTTCTGCCGCAACGGCACGTGACAAACAGCGCAAGTACACGCAGCTCTCCATGCAGGAACTCCGTGATCTGCGTATGCTCATTGAATTTCTCTATGTGACGGGGCGCAACAAGAACACGCTCCTCACATCGGGCGAGAACATCGATGAGGTCGCGGCTCGTATGTACGAGAACTACGAGAAGCACATCGGTCTGCAGGACGGCGGGAAAGAAGCTCACGCCTATATGGTGCAGCTTTTGAAGCCGGAGACGATGCTCAAGGTCATCGGCGGCAAGAGTGGCGCGATTGTGGATTATCTCTACAACACACTCTTTGACGCACAAGAGAAAAAAACAGAGGCGCTTGAAAAGAACGCCAAGCGATTGGAGGTGATCATCGGACAATACTACACGCAGAAAGAGAGGCGCAAAGCATGGGGGAAGAAGATCGGTATAACACTCACGGACGGCACGGAGCTGACGAAAGAAAATGTGCTTTCGATGGCGTTGAACTGGGGCAATGAGGGCAATCGTTCCCGCCTCGTCGCAGGTCTCTCGACAAAAACTCCATACACGGAGAATGATGTTGAGGAGATCTTTGCAAAGACGATGACCAAGAAAGACTGGGCATTTGTGCAGGAGATTTGGGATTATCTCAATGAGCACGGCGATGCGGTCAATGAGGTCGTCGAAAAGAGCGCCGGCACGCCGATGAAGCGTGTTGTACCGGATGAATTTACGATCGAGGCATCGACGGGAGAGTTGCTGACCATTCGCGGCGGGTACTATCCGATTCGGTATGACCCGAAACGTTCTGAGCGTGCAGCAGATCAGGAGCTTGCAACTGTCGCCGAATCGGTTGGCGGCGCTATGGCGTTTGGGTCTGGAATGGGCTCGACGAAGAACCGTGCAAACGGGGCTCCGCTGGGGCGGCCGCTTGACCTCTCTTTGGATGTCATGTATCGCCATATCGATCAGCAAATACATATTGCTACGATGCGTCTTGCCTGTCGTGATGTCTATAAGTTGCTCAACCATTCGGCAGTCAAGGAGCCCGTATTGCAATCTCTCGGGAAAGATGCCTATGACAGCCTGAAACGATGGGTTGAAAATACATGGCAAGAGCCAATGAATAACAATCTTTACATTGAGACTAAAGCGGAGGAGTGGCGCGCGAACACGGTGACGGCGATTATGGCGTTCCGTGTATCGACTGCACTTCTCAACGCATCCAATATTATGCCGATGGCAGATCGCCTCGGCACAGTCAATGCAATTCAGGCGATGTTGCAGTATCTCCGGAACCCGCAGAGGATCCGTCAATTCGTACTCAATGATTCGGCGTTTATGCGGAACCGTGCTCATAATATGGATCGCGATCTGAATACCAAAGGAAAAGACATTTTCGGCGGAAAGAACTCCGTTCGGAAGTGTCTTATTAAGTATGGGACATGGCTCATGGAGGAGACAGACATGCTCTGCAGTGTGCCAACCTATTATTGGACATATCAGGGGCGGTACAACAAGGAGGTAGCGGACGGGACAGATGAGATTATCGCCCGTGAGCGTGCGCACCGAGAAGCCCATGAAGCAGTACGTTCAATCTTCGGTTCTGCAGATTCGATTGACCGCTCGGCGGTGCAGCGTTCGCAGAGCGGGCTTGTCAAGGCGTTTACGCCATTCTTTAGCTTCTTTAACGCACAAATGAACGCGGTGTGGGAGAAGTATTATGCAGGGCGTTATGATAAGCACAAGAGTAGCTTTGTCGAGCGTTATTCCGGGTTTGTTCGTTCCTATCTTTTCCGTTTTGTCGCAATGTCCGCAATCGAAACGATGATTCGGCAAAGCCTTGAAGCTGTTTCGGCGGGAAGTGGTGATAAAAAAGATAAAGACGAATGGTATAAGAAATTTTTGAAGCAGTGGGCGGCAAATTCTCTCGGGAGCGTCGCAAGCGGATTCCCGGTGATCAATATGGTTGGCGAGATCGCACAAGGGATGATTACAGGCAAACTGCAACAAGGGCGCAATAGCGGCGTTGTATTCGCGGCCGTTGGGCGACTTACCGACCCAATACAGATGGCGTATTCGCTGCAAAGCGATAAGTCCAAGATTGACGCGATTGATTTTGGCCGCGCGCTGACAAAGGGAATCGCAGGAACGATGTATGCTGTTCCGGATACCTTGACCGATGGCTTCTGGAATACGGCGCGCTTCATGACCGACAATTACCGTCTCAATAATCCAGATGATCTGCGTGAATTTATCGCAAAGACAATTCTGGATAAGAAACTCAAACAGAAATAGGAGGTATCAACATGACTGTTGAAAATCCGAATGTCAAGAATACGTATAGGGGAAATGGTTCTACAACCGTTTTCCCTTTTACATTTCTGCTCAACCCTGAGGATGTGAATAATGTTGTCGTTACTCTGACCGATGAAAACGGAACGGAGACTTCGACGACGGATTTTGTGTTGTCTCTGAGTGATAAGAATGTGATCTATCCAAAGAGCGGAACGCAACCACTGCCGAACGGGTGGAAAATCACCATTCAGCGTCAAATCCCTTACACTCAAACACTCAATCTGATTAGTCAAGGGACATTCTATGCCGAGGACATAGAGGCGCAGCTTGATCGACAGGAGATGCAGATACAGCAGCTCGCAGAGATTGTCGAGCGCACCGTGCGCGTCGCGATCAGCTCTGACATTGACCCTGCCGAGCTGATTGCAAAAATCTTCCAGACGGGTGTTGATGTTGCTGCGCAGCTTCTCGCCGCACAGCAAAGCGCATCTGCTGCGGCGGGGGCGGAAACAAATGCAAAGAGCAGCGAGACCGTGGCGCGAGAGATGGCGGAGCGGATGAATACCGTGTTTGCGAATGCAGTGACGGAGCTCAAACAGAAACTCTCTGCCGAGTACGTCCCGCAGACGCAGGCAAGCAGGGAACATCAGGAACTCCGTACCGCAATCTTAAACGCCGGCATCGCCATCCTCCAGCGCAGCAAGACCTACGCAGTCGGCGACATCGCGTACAGCAAGCACCTGCCATCGTGGGCGCGTTTGGAGTGCGTCAAGGCAGGGATGACGGGGGCAAGCATCCCAAATCTTGCAGAGGTGCACAAATGCGGCATCATGGTTACGGACGGCACTGCCGTCTGGATCGTCGACGATGTGCGCGACGGTGCAAGAGTGGGCGACATCATTCTGCGTCCCACACTAAGAGACGGATACATCAAAGCCAACGGCGCAACGGTCAAGGCGAGCGAGTACCCCCGTCTCCTTGCGTGGGTGCAGGAGAGCAATATGACCGTCACAGCGGAGCAGTACAAGACCGACTGCTCCAAATACGTCTATGATAGTGCGCAAGACAAACTGACCTTGCCCAATGCGACAGGGCGCGCCCTTATGGGTGGCGAGAGCGTCAAGAGCATAGAGGCGGGGTTGCCAAATATTACGGGAGGTATTAACAATACGTTCCGCACTATTAGTGGTGGTGGTGGATATGGCGCGATGGTTGGCAGCGTAGATGCGGGCGGCCAAGGGTTTGGATCTGGGGGAGCAGTCCCGTCAACTATCGTGCGTTTTGACGCGAGTAAATCTAATCCAATCTACGGTGCGGCTGATACCGTCCAGCCGCGCGCAATCACTCTCATTGCACAGATAAAATATTGAGGAGGAACAACATGGAGACAAAAACAGTCTACGCTTACAACAGCGACGGGAAATACATCGGCGAGCGCACGCTTGACGACACTGACCGCAGCCCGATCAGCGGTGCATGGCAAATCCCCGGAAACATGACCGAGGTCAAGCCTCCCGCGGCAAAGGAGGGCTACGACATCTACTGGCGCTCTGGCAAGTGGGACCAGGTCGAGCAACCAAAGCCGGCCCCGACGCCTACACCACCAGAGGACACAGAGCCGAAAGAGCCGTACATCGACCCCGAGCGTGTCGCAATCGCCGAAGCAGTCGCAGAACTGTCGGAGCAGGTCGCCGCGCTGGTCGAAGCGAAAGGAGGTGACAAGAAATGAAGAAATGGACTTACATGATCCCAGTCTATGCACTCCTTGTGCGCTCTGGGAAATGGGCAATCAGCGAAGAGGATAAGACTGAGGGGCAGAAGGTAGTGCCGCAGGTCTATCAGGAAGATGTTGCGACATATCTTGCAGAGCATATCGCAGGGTAAGGATAAGCCGTCATGAGGGCATGGCGGCTTTTTAATTGAAAGGAGTAAAGGGGCGTGGAAATTATGACACAAGTATTGCAGAAACTGCAGGAGGGGTGGGGGCTTAAGCTCAGCATCTCTTGTGCGGTTTCTTTAGCATCTGAAGATCATGCACAGATTTTTGCGGCATTTGTCGCACTTGTCTGTCTTGACCTTGTAACTAAGTGGCTGTCCCTCTCTCGAAAGTGCCTCATGGATTACGGGACAGAACGGCCGACGTTTTGGCAGTCCTTCTGCGGGATTCGCCGGGCGCGCCGTATGGGGTACATTCGCAGCGAGGAGATGCGTACACGATTTACGCATAAGATACTCACCTACTTCGGCGTTGTGGCAGCGGCGCTGATGCTCGATTTTATGCTGCTCAAGACGCACGCGCCCGCTTTTGCGGCAACCGTCGCCATCGGTTATCTTGCACTGACCGAATTTGTCTCGATCCTTGAGAATATGCAGCAGTCGGGCGTAGAGGAGGCGGGCGCACTTGTTGAGATCGTCCGTAAAAAGGGCGGCATTAAAGGAGGAAATGACAAATGAAAGTATTTTTGAATCCCGGGCATGACCTTGTGCATGACAGCGGTGCAGTGAGCCCCATCACAGGACTGCGTGAGTGCGACGTTGCGGCAGCAGTCGGGGAGCTTGTAAAAGGTTACCTCGAAGCCGTCGGCTATGAGGTGCGCATGTGGCAGAGTGACAACCTCAACTGGGACAGCGACTATGCTGATCGGCAGGACTGCTCTGTGTGCGACTGTGCCAACCAGTGGCCGGCCGACATTTTCATTTCCATCCACTGCAACAGCGCAGGGAACACGAGCGCACAGGGCACAGAGACGCTCGTGCATAATTTCGGCGGGCGTGCCGAACGTCTCGCTGACTGCATCCAGCGGCAGATCGTAGACAGCCTTGGCACCGTGGATCGCGGCCTGAAAGAGCGTCCCGGGCTTACCGTCCTCCGTGCGACGGACATGCCCGCCGTACTGGTGGAGCTTGCCTTTATCAGTAATGCAGAGGATGAGGATCTGCTTACCAACAGACAGGACGATTTCGCCCGTGCCATTGCACGCGGTGTGACGGACTATGCGGCACAGTAACCTCCGCGCGAAAATAAGCGGAGATCCTGAAAGGAGGAAATATATGCTTGAACGGGTGAAAGATACCATTACAAAGCACAAAACCGTTCTTCTGGTGATCCTTTGTCTCCTGCTTGTCGGAATCGCCTACGCCGTTGGCCGACACTCTGCATCCGAGCAGACGGCGGCGGAAAAGCCTGCTGTATTGACGCAGGAGCAAACGCAGGACGCGGAAGCACTGCGGGAGCAGCTCGACATCTCCAAGAGCAACGCGGAGGCTCTGCAACGGCGGCTTGCGGACGTGCAGGCGGGACAACGCGTTCCTGCGGCTACCTATTACGTACAGGCGTCGACTGCTGAGAGAGCTGCGAAGGTCGTCGAGCGGCAGATCAAGGAGGATAGCCCGACACTGCCACGGGCAGCACGTGAGAAGTCCGACCGCACGATTGTCACACCGATCACAAAAGATGCAGACGGTAAGGAGTTGCCGGCGGAGCAGCAGAAGGTTGACGTATATAAGATCAACCTACGCAAAGATCACCGCATCAAGGCGGGTGCATCCGTCATCGACGGCAAGGCACTTATGTCGATCGGCTATGAGCAAGGACGCTTTGAGGCGCTTGCACATTTTGACGGGTCACGGTATAAGGGTGCGACCGTCACATACAATATCATAGAGTGGTAATTCATCGCCCCGGGGCTTCGGCTTCGGGGCTTATTTTTTGTTGACAATATTGGGTTAATTGTCTATACTATAACTGTCTCACCCGCTTGGGTGTGTGGATTGAAAATTGTGATTGGATAGAATAGAAAAAGCAGAGACCTTTTATAAGGTTTCTGCTTTTTTCTTTGCCTAGAAATTTTTTTTGAGAAAATCTAAAATAAGCTATTGACATAGTACAATTGCAATGGTACAATGTAATCAAGATAAAGGTCAACGGGGCGCAAGCCCAGAAGAACAAGGAGGATTTAAAAATGATCAAGTTGACGAATGAAGTAAAATATACCGCGGAATACACTCCGATCGCCGTCGCAGAAGATGGAAAGCGCTTTGTATTTCTCTGCGATGCGTTTTGGGATTGTGACTTCTACCGAGCACGGGCGTTCTGCCCCGATGATACGCCGGACGAAGACGGAGACCGTCCGACCTATGACATCTGCTTTGAGATTATCAACACAGAGTGCACCGATGAGTCGAACGCCTGCGACTGGGAATCTGTATATGATTACGAGGAGAACGGCGATTACATCGACGAGGATGCAGCGGCCGTGTTGACGGAGCTTGCCTGCGAATAG